CAGCCATTGATCATAGGCCGTAATCTGTGGGTCTTCCTCGGCGGTGTCGTCATTGGTGTCGGTGTCGTCAAAGATCCCCCGTTTCTTCTTCACCACCCAGATCTATAGGACGCAGCATCTCCAACAGCACATTCTTCAGCGCCTCATCTCCTATTGACGCCTGTACCTCTTCGGCAATCTTAGCTTCCAGTTCGCCACGCGCCACAGATCCTGGCTCCAGCGTTTGCACGAGCGCCATGAAGTTGGCAATGGACTGACCCTGCTCGGTCTTGACCAACTGCTCTAACTGAGCGTTGGTCAGGGCCTCTTCAAGGTTGAAGCGACCCGCCTCTATCGTAGGCACCTGCTCATCGCCAATCGTCACCTGACCTGCGGCAATTTCCCGGGCATAAGCCAACTGCTGTCGGGCCTCTTCTAAGCTACCTTCCGAGATCTTGTCCTGAATATATTTGGCAGTCGCTGCGTCAATTTCTTTAGCTTCGATCTCCCTCTTTAGCTCTTCAAAGAGGTTGGTCTGCTGAAACGTCAGCGCCTCGTTCTGCATCTCAGCATCGATGTCAGCTATCTCTTTTGCGCCAGCTCGCTGCTCTTTCGCTATATCTACCGTCGCGGTTGCTTGCGCCTTAATGCCTTCAAGCGCCGTCTCCGCAGTCGTTATATCGCCTTCTGTAATCTTGTCCTGAATATATTTGGCAGTTTCTGCGTCGATGTCTTTAGCTTCGATCTGCCTCTTCAGCTCTTCAAAGAGGTTGGTCTGCTCAAACGTCAGCGCCTCGTTCTGCATCTCAGCATCAATGTCGGCTATCTCTTTTGCGCCAGCTCGTTGCTCTTTCGCTATATCTACCGTCGATGTTGCTTGAGCTTTGACGCCCTCTAATGCCGTCTCCGCAGTCGTTATATCGCCCTCTGTAATCTTGTCCTGAATATATTTGGCAGTTTCTGCGTCGATATCTTTAGCTTCGATCTGCCTCTTCAGCTCTTCAAAGAGGTTGGTCTGCTCAAACGTCAATGCCTCATTCTGCATCTCGGCATCAATGTCAGCTATCTCTTTTGCGCCAGCTCGCTGCTCTTTCGCTATATCTACGGTAGCTGTTGCTTGCGCCTTAACGCCTTCAAGCGCCGTTTCAGCCGTCGTTATATCCCCTTCTGTAATCTTGTCCTGAATATATTTGGCAGTCTCTGCGTCGATGTCTTTAGCTTCGATCTGCCTCTTCAGCTCTTCAAAGAGGTTGGTCTGCTCAAATGTCAGCGCCTCGTTTTGCATCTCGGCATCAATTTCGGCTATCTCTTTCGCGCCAGCTCGTTGCTCTTTAGCAACATCTACAGTGGCTTTGCTTTGCTCTTTAATGCCTTCTAATACGGTATTGGCCTCGGCTAAATTGCCCTTATTGATTTCTTCTTGCAGATCTATTGCTCCAAACATGTCGATCTGGCCAAGGGTCACCGCATTCTTTAGCTCTTTAAACAGGTTTTGTTGCTCAAATGTCAGACGCTCATTCTGCATGTCCTTCTCAATGCCCATCAACATCTCGGCTTCGTCGTAACTGCCTTGGTTGATCAGCTTCTGAATGTCGGTGCGGCTCTTGGCATCTATCCGCGCCAGGGCCTGGTCCGTATCTAGCTGATCACTCAGACGACGCTCTTCAGACGCTATCCGCTCGGTCTGCATCCGCTCTTCCGCACCGGCTTCACGCCCAGCTATCGTTTTTGTGCGGCCCCTGGTCACACCGTCCAGTGAGACTTCGCCCGCTGCCAGCTCACGCTCCAGCATCCGATCCCGATCTGCTTCGCGTACAGCCGTGAGATCCCGCTCTCGCTCTAGGTCGAGCCCCAGCTCTCGGGCCAGGGTAGCCTCGTCATCCAAGTAGCCACTTACTCCAGCTCGTGCCAGCGCTTCGGCCTCCTGAGCCCCGCGAACCCCTTCCTCAAAGCGCTCTCGGGTCGTCGGCTCGGTAATCGTCAAACCCCGAGCGAGGGCACGGTCGGCAATGTCTTGCTGCAGCAGCGCATCGCGTCTCTGCAGATCGGCAGCATACTGATACTGCGGTGCCAGCATCTCGGCCTGCGCAAGCTGCCGGTCAGCCCGATCCATCTGAGCGCCAATATCTTGCTCTCTACCGGCCAGGGACCGTGCGCCACGCAGGAAGCCGCTGATGTCAGCCTCCCGCTCAATCGCATCTTGCTGCGCCTGCCGTGCGGCAAGGGTGTCCACGCCACCCAAGCGGCCAACCATCTCGCCGCCCTGCATGTAGCGATCACTGCCTAGCTCGGCTAGCTGCAACGCAGCCTCCAGGCGCGGGTCGTTTTGCTGGCGATAAGCCTGATCGGCTAAAATGTCGCTGTAGGTGCGTCCGTAGCCTGCTCTGAGTTCACCCAGGACATCGGCGGTGTCGCCGCCACCTCGCAAGACGCCGTAGCGCTGCAGGTCTTCTACCGTCTGGGCCTCGTCCTTTGCCTGGCGGGCCTCAAGGTCGGCCATCTGCGCAGCCGTCTGCGGATCCATGCCTCCTTCGCCCAGAAGGTTTTGGCGCAGAGCATCCAGCATGACCTGCTGCAGGTCCGTTTCGTATTGAAAATATTCGGGGTCATATTGCACGTCGCCGGTTGCCAACATGCTGGGACCGCCCGTTGGAGCAACCGCTTCCTCAATGCGAATATCAAGGTTGGGGTCGGCCACCCTGACACCCGGCAACCCTTGGCGAGTGCGGGCAGCAAAATCTTCCGCATCCCGTATCAGCTCACGCTGCGTTTCCATCTGCTGCTGTCGCAGTTGTTCGTCCGTTACCCCACCCACCGCTTGAGCGGCAGCTACACTGGGCCCGGCAGGCTGTACGGTGACGCCCGGTTGCTCTCGCGTAACATCGACCTGCGGCTGGGCAGCAGGCCCCGTAGTTGCACCTGCAGGCGCAACGTATGACTGCATCACCATGCTGCGTAAGCTGTCGATGTCGGACGGCATGTTTAAACGCTTCGCGGCGATAGAGGCGTCTGTAAGGTTGAAGTCGGTGCGCCCCTGTCGCGCCAGGTTCCGCGCCTTTTCCAACTCGCCCTGGTAAAAGTCCCTGAGTCCCGCATTGGGGTCAGCCGCTGGTGCGGGCGCGGGTGCCGGTGCCGGTGCGGGCGCTGGTGCAGGCGCTGGTGCGGGAGCTGGGGCCGGTGCGGGTGCAGGCGTGGGATCCGACACCGCCGCCGGGTTGCCGGGCGAGGGAGCCGGTGCCATTTGCCCCTGCTGAAACGCTTTATAGGGATCTGACCGGGTAAACGATAGGGCCTGGTCGGGAAACATCTGCTGATATTGGCTAAACGTCATGCCCCCAAAGCCGGGATCACGGGCATTCGGGTCGGCCTGCATCGCACTTAACAAGCCCCTGTTGTAATCTTGCCAGGTGCCTTGTGGGTTATACACATCTCCCACCTGAGCGAAAGCCTGGCCCCAATCGTAGCCTGGCGTCCCGACCAAATCAGGTGCCTGCAACGCTTGTTGCAATGCGGTCTCGTCGTATGCCCCATACTTAGCGCCCTGCCGTACTTTTTTAAGGCGAGGATCGGATTTGTAATCAAAGCTGCCGTTAGCCATTATTCTACGCCCACTATTTTACGCCGCCGCAAACGACCCAGCGGTTTGTATTGCAAATTGACGCGCCGAAAGGTAAAAGGCTCGTCGCTGGCATTGTTCGCGTACACGAGCTGAGTGCTATTATCATATCCCGTCAAATCGGTGTCTCCATACAGCGCCTGCGACTCTCCACCCAGTAAAGAGGTGCCGATAGAAAACGACCCTAATGCTGCTGCGGCCTCGCCCATGTTGATCGTCTGCATGACACCAGAGATTTTAGGGCTGACCTGCTTAACCTGTACGTCGTAGCTGGAGCTTTGCGTATCAAAGAAGTGGCGGGCATATAGCCAGCGCAGCCGCACGTCGGCACCCATCGGCGCGGGCGAACCCGTCGAAAACGAGGCCGAGATAGACGACGAGTCGTCGTTGTTGTTCTTGTCGTGCGTATAGACGTAGCCATTGAAGCCACCCGAATGGGGCACGTCATCGATGAGCGCCGAAGCGTCCCGCGAAAAGTTCGTATACGGCCCAAACCAGCAATTGAGGACCGTGTTGTAGACGATGGCGTAGTTGTTGGTCGCCTGGCTAGCCCCATAGGGTATATGAAACCAGACCTCGTTGGCGGTCGGGTAATAGAGCCCATGCACCAGGCTCAGCTTGGCCTTGTTAATCGAATCCCAGAAGCGTTGGCCATCCAAAGCCTGTGAGATCTTGCTCACCTGGCTCCCACCATCCCAGGCGTAGATCCCATCCAGCCGGGGAAAGAGCTGCAGGCCTGACGGTAGGTTGACGATGCCCCGACCCGATACGGTGCCGCTGGGGGCCCGGCGCTGCACCTGATAGGGCACGGTCGCGTTGCCCGTAGGTGTCAGGACGTGTATGCCCTCATCAGTATGTACCGCCAGCGCATTGCCGAGCGGGCTCAGGCCCGTGATGTCGAAGTCGAAGTTGTAATAGTCGCTGGAGCCCCAGGTTGTGATGTCGCCCGTGCTGGAGCGCCAAAGTTGATACTGAGCCCCGTTGACATTGCCGATCCACAGCCGGTTGTCCCAATAGGCGACGTGTTTGCCCTTGGTGAAGCGACCATCGTCATCAAGGTTGGCGATGTTGTTGGTGCCGCCTGCCCAGGTAATCGAATCGGTGTCTACGCCATTGGTCAGCACGAGCGTCGAGCCTGCCAGCACCCACTCAAAGACGTTGTCATTGCCTGCGGTGATGGTGATCGATGCGGAGCGGTCGGTGCCGCTGCCGCCGGTCACGTCATAAAATTTGTTGCCCGCAATCGCAAACGTCTTCTCGGTCCCAGCCAACGTGACCTGGCCCAGCGCCGTTATCGTTGCCCCGCTGTTTAAAGCGCTGGCGTTGAACTTCGCAAAGCCCTTGCGTTTTTCGATTTGGCCGGCCTGGCCGATGCGGCAGTTGGACATCTCATAGAGCGCATTGGTGCCCAGGTCTTCGGCGGGCAGGTCGTAGCGGACGCCCTTAGTCCAAGGACCGTATTGGACGGTCGCGGCATTGATGCTCACGAGAGCGATCCCTCTTCGACGGTAAAGGCGAAATCATAGCTATAACCGTCATCGGAGCGACGACGACGGTAGCTGCGGTTACCCTGGATGTTGGTGTTCTGCGCCAGGGCCCGCTGTATGACTCGCTCCATCTCCCGCCGGTCGATCATCGCACCCTGGTCATCGCCCTTCTCTTCTTTGTAGAGCGCCGAGATGCCGAAGATGAGGGCCGGTTGCACGATGGGCGGCATATAGGGATCCAACGAGTCGGCATCGTCGTCGGAGTCGAAGTCGGGGATGAAAGCGTAGTAGCGATACGCAATCACGTCGCTGCTATTGGTCGGCTTCGGGTACAGCGCGACCTGCACATAGCCCGTGGACGAGTTGACCCCGTCTATCGTCACGTAGGACGTGTCGCCGGTCACCGAGTGATCGGGATCGGAAGCGTCGAGCGTCTGTGACGAGATGATGAGCATCACATGATCTTCCGTTTGATTCCGAAAGCTCAGCGGCTCGGCTACGTCACTGGCCAGCGAGTAGGTCTGAGTGCCCGAAGTAACCGTGAAGGTCGAGGCCTTGAACATCCAGAACCACTTGGCGCGACTCGACACATCCTTGGCGACGATGTTTAAATAATCTCGGGCCGCATTCTTGAATGTGGTCGAAGTCTCGTTGAGTCCGACCCGCCGCAGCGCCTGCTGTATGACCTGTATGTTTGTCACTAGTGCATGTCCGTCCAGGCTCCATTGACATACGCCTGGATCTTATTGGTGGACGTGTTGTAGATCAGTAGACCATTAAAGGGGCTGGTCAGCGCATCGCGCTCCGTAGTGGTGAGCTGCGGAGCGGCGAGTGCGCTGAACTGCGTACCATCCCCGTAATAGGTGCTGGCGTTGACGCTGCCAAAGACATTGACATCGCCATCCAGATCGGGCATTACTGGGCGTAAGCCTGTGCGCCGAGCTGGTCGAGATCGTACTCGCTCATGTTGTTGCCATTGCCCTCCAGCCAGCGCTGCTTCCATGTGGCTACGGCGTCTGCGCCCCGCTCGGTAATACGTCCCGGCGGGTCGGCAACGAAGTCGGGCGCATGGGTTACTTCGCCATAGGCGGCAGCAACCTGGCGGGCATCGCTGACCGTGCGCTTTATGCGCTTCTGCCGCGCATGGGTGTTGTTGATATCCAGCGCAACCCGAAGCTTTTCTTGCAGCTCTTCGTTGTTGTTCATGGCGTTGATAATGACGTTGACAACATCATCAGCGTTCTGGCTCGACTCGGGCGCTGCAGCTTCGGAGACTGCTATCTCCTCGGCTGCGGACGCTACCGGGTCGGTGCTATGCTGCGGCACCTTGGGCATAATGCCTCCCCTGGGATAGTTAAGAGGGACGGGTTGTTAAGCCCGCCCCTCCGAGTGTTTAAACGGCTACGCCACCAGGCCCTGGATGACCACACCCACATGGCCGGTGTCGTCGGACGCAAAGGTCGCCAGGCCCACGAGGGGCTCGGTTTCTGCATCCTTGGTCTGGACGGCACCCGCTACGCCATCGCTGAGCGTCAGGTTCGCTCCTATGGCAACAGCCCCATCGGACAGGATCGTTGCGACCCCTGCCGTCTGGAACCAGCCGTAGTAGTTGGCCTGGAACGTCATCGGCGTAACGCC